CATTCGCAACCATTAACGAACTAATCTTAATGTATGTATGGGTTCTTTTTCACTAGCGGTGACTGTATCATCACCATCTTCATTATATTCTACGCCATCACGCAATACGGCTTGGAACTCCTCTGAATATTTTGTTCTGTAATGTGCCATTTGTACTTGAAAAGCATCTTGCCCATCTCCACCCTGCGGATCTTTCCATTTAGTCAAGATAGGATAAATATATTCTGCTAGTGCTTTATAAACTACACTTCTAGTCCATTGTGCATTTGTTAATTTAGAACTATCTAATTCTAGTGTAGTGACTTTAGTAATATCTTTGTATCTAACTGTATGGCGGTATCTTTCCCACCATTCTTCTCTAATCTGTCTAATAACATCATTCTCAGCTTGTTGTAAGGGTGCATCAAAATCATTATTGCTATCTAGTAATCCATAGTCCTCTATATCTGGAACATAATTTTTAATATCTGTTATCGCTACTGAAAATTCTGTGGTTGCCATTAATCTTCTTTCTTCTTCCTAGTTTTCTTTGGTTTTTCTTCAGCAGGTTTATTATCTACTAAATCAAACCCTCTTAATTTCCAATGGATTAAATTTTTTTCCCAATCAAATTTGGTTCTTGTAATTATTTTATCGCCTTTTTTTAATTTAACTGTTTGCATTATAAACTCCTAATAGCAGGTGGGGATAAACCCCACCCACAAGCATATACTACTGGATTGATGAATCAAAGTGCATTTCTACACCATATGAATCATGTAATTCGCCTACACCATAAACAGCAGTAGCAACAATCTCGTCTGCTCTTAGAGAAGCATCTCTTTGAGTTTCAATCTTGATGTCCTGCATCATAGCTAAGGCTAATGCATCCTTATGGAATACTGCACCTTTGTAATCACCTGCATTACCTGTATTAGCCATATTTGAAGTTTCAAATACTGTAATACCTGCAATCTGACCTACATAACCTGAGCGTAGTGCTTCGTTCTGTAAATCACCTGCATTTGGATTTGCAAATGTGTTTGTTAAGTTTGCTTTTAAGTCATAAGCAATCTTTGGGTGTAATACTGCATAACACTCATTTGTTGGCAGTCCTGCCGCTCTTAGAGTTGATGCCGCATTGAAGATAGAAGAAGCCGCAATCGCTCCAGTTCCGTCACCTAAAGTGACTGAGAAACCATCAAATAATGCGATTAAATCTTCGTCCATTTTCTTTGCAATACCTTCACCAAATAATCTACCGATATCAGCCGCTACGTTTCTTGGTGCGGAGTTTCTCGCTAAATCAGTTAGTGTTGTCATTACGCCAACCTCAGATGCAGTGATTGTCACTGAACTTGGGTTTACTGCTGTGTTTGATAAATCAGTTGCTTCTGCTACACCTGCCGCCGCAATAGCTGAATAAATCGGTACTTCTACGGATTTACCACCACCTGCGATTGTGTAGTTCTTAACTAAGTTCTTCATTATAGATTGCTCTTGAATTACGAACTCAGCTTCAGCAACGATTTCTGTATATAGTTCACTTAAAGTTGAACTTGTGCTTTCGTTTGCCATTGTTATTTACCTTTCGTTTATTTTTTTAAGTTAATATGAGTGACACTGTCTCTAGATTTACGATACTCTGCGTATGCTTTTCTATCAGCAGGATTACTCATGTCTAAGTCCGAAATATTTAAAGTCTTATTCGTATTTGACTGACCCACATTAGCTACACTTCCGCTCCCAGAAGGAGTTGCGCTTTGAAAGTGTGCGTTATGCGTTAAAAACTCTTGTACAGCCTCATCAACTGTCAATAAGTCACCATCCTTGTTATATCTTGGAGTTCCAGAATTATCAACAACTTCTACTTTGCCATCTTTATTAAGATGAACGCTATTCTTTAGTAGAGATTTGATTTGTTCTGGATTGATGGCTTTATGCTTTGAAGCGGCATTGATTAATTGCTTATCAACTCTTTCATCTCTGAGTTCTGCTTCTAACTTATTTAGTTTATCATTATATTCTTGAGTTTTCTTTTTGATAACTTCATCAAACTTACCTCGTTCAAGTTGTTTTTCTTCTTCAGCTTTTCTTCTTTCATCAATAGCTGATTTTACATCATCTAATGAACCTACTCCTAGTTCATTAAGGATTTTCTGTTCTTGACGATAAAGTCTGTCTTTGACTACTTTGTCAATATCAACTTGTTTTGGTTGAGGTTGTTCTATTGGTTGTTCTTGTTTTACTTCTACATTTTCTGTTGTTGTTGCTTCCACCTGTTCCGTTTTATTCTCGTCAGACATAATTATAACTCCTTTATTAGTTATTTATTTAAGAGATATATAAAAAAATACTATTCTTCAATCAAATTTTCCCATTCAGGGTCGTATGGGATAAAGGAATGACGACATCTATACCCACCTCTATTGATAAATGGGTCTGTTCCTGACTTTCCTGCCCATCTAGTAGAACCCCAAGTATCTATCGCTTCTTGCTCAGTAAAGACTTTATTAAGGTTGGCTCTACAAAAGGGTCTAGTGGTAATAATATTTGTGCCTGTGTATTTGTAAGATGTAATCCCTGCTTCATTAGCTTTGTACTTAGTAAACTGTCCGTCAAACTGCATTAAACTATCATGTGCCATTTGACTTGCGTATCTACGCATATTGTTTCCATAAACATCAGAACCATATTTAGATTGTAGTGTTTCTTTAGCAGTAGTGACTTGTGCTTTGATACTTGGGTTGTTGGAGTATCTATTCTTATCTATAAAATCTACTAGGTTGTTTATTTCTGTTTCATCACTTCTCTGGTAAACGCCATTTATCTTTGCTCTAATATTTTTAACCATTTGATTAAAGTCTTTGCCTACAATAGCTGACTGATAAACCTCATTGGCTAATGTGTCTAGGTAGGTGTTTGCAATATCCTCAAACCCACTAAAAGATAAAAACTTTAGTTGGTTAATTACTTCTAGATTAGGTTTCGTTAATGACTTAAATCTTACAGGGATAGGTAGTGGTTTAATAAACTTTTGATATTCTTTTATAACTTCATCATATTCACTACGGATAATATTATCTACTTCCGATAAATAGTTTTCTTCAATTAATCTTTTAAGGTTGGGTCTTAGTTGAATGGCTAGTTGGGTGGTTAGCTTTTCACCACCTGCGGTTGACTTAGTTAAGTCAGCAATAATATCATCTTCAAGTTTTTTAAGTACGCCAATAACTCTTTCTTCGTGAGTATCAATTAATCTGTTGAGGATATCCTGCTTTGCCATTCATCTGTTTATATATCGGAAATCTAGCAGGTGCAAGAAGTGTGCCTAAGCACACTCCCCTGCTAATTCTACAAAGTTATTCCAACTTGGTGATTTTACGGAATTTCCAGATTTTTTCATATTATGAAATCTAGTTGGAAATTTTAAGAAAAATGTTCCTCTACTACTAAAGTGTGTTTCTACTGTTGTAGAAATTTCTGCTTCTGCGTTAGAAGAAGTTTTTACTTTAATAACAGTTTCTGGATAGCTTCTACCACCAAGATAAACATTCTTTAATTCAAATGTTTTAATTTCAGAAGCATCATTAACATCTTTTACCTTTTCAGATACTCTTGTTAAATAAAAATCAAAAACCTCGTTAGCATAAGTATCTGCTTTTGCGGTAATAATTTCAATTAAACTTTCATCACTCTTAACAATAAATCTCTTATACCAAGTTGGTTTAAAATCTCTTTTTTCTTTAATAGTTCCGTCTTCAAAACAATCTTTAACTAAAAAATAATTGTTAAAATAAGAAGGTAATGTTTTTTTAGCAATACCTATCCACTTATAAACAATAGAATTACCATCATGGGTAGCGTTTTCTTTGATAAATCTTTTAACATTATCAAATTCGCTTTTAATCCATTTTTCTTTAAATTGATTTTTTAAAGTTAAAACTTCCTCATTAAAGTTTTTAAGATAATTTGGGATATTAGCCATTTTCTGTACTCCTGTTTTGTTAATCATTATAAATAATTTATATTTTTTTTATAATAATGCAACAGGAAAAATAACTATATTTTAAAACCTTTTTTCCAAGATTGTACTGCCCAATAAGCAGGTGATAGGTTCTTTTGACCTTTTACTTTGGCTAATATGGGTCTAAATCTAGCCATGAAACTTCTTTGTCTAGCAGGGATATTTTTCTTTATAGATAGGTTAGGGTCGCCAAATCTAACAACTTTAACATTGCCAGTTGCTTTATTCTTTACATAAACACCAAACTTCTTTGATTTGCTTGGGGTTCTGAATGGCTTATTCAGCTTTACTTGACGACCTCTATAAGTAGCCATTATTTCTTTTTCTTTTTCTTCTTCATAGTAGACTTCTTTGGCGGTCTACCTCTTTTACTTCCGTATGTTCCTTTTCCTTGTGGCATTTTACTTTCCTTTCTTTTTCTTTTTTTTCATAATAGCTTTTTGTAAAGCCATTGGTAGTTTCTTTTGTTTCTTGGTTAGTGCCATTGCTTATCCTTTCTTCATAATGCTGAAAACATAATAGTTCTAACATACCATATCTATAATTAAAACCTATACAGGCAAATTTACCACAAAAGCATTTCTTTTGACCATGTTGTTGATGTGTCCAGTTATAGAAATCATTAACTGAAACAGTCTTGCCTTTTACTTTTTCTTTTTGCGTAAGTCTAAGTCGTGTTTCCGACTACCTCTTAGAAAGGAGTTTACTCTACCCATAGACCAAGCCGCCATAGGAACTCTGCGACTACCTGCTGATAAAAAAGCACCTTGTCCTCTGCGGTACACTTTAGCTAGTGTTCCATATGTATATCTTTTAGATGCCTTTGCTTTTCTTTGTAAGGTGGCTTTAACTGTAGCTGATAATGGTTTTCTTCTTACTGCCATTATGCTTTAGTCCTTGAACGCAATAATGACATTGGGATGCGTTTCCCTGCTTTATATAATGCTGATACTCTTTTGATTAGTGATGCACGTTTTTGTCTTTTAGCACCTTTAAGACCTGATAGATATTTCTTAGGTACTTTCGTTTTTTTATCTTTGGGAACTTTACGCTTCTTCAACTTCTTCACCCTCAATAGTTGGAGTTGAGAATTGACCAATAGTGATTGCCTTAGCATCTATTTCACTATCTATTGTATTAATCTTTTCATCATCATCTACAACCGCTCTAGCAATCTGTTTGTCTACTTCTTTTAAGAAGCTATCTGATTGAACACCACTAGCTTTTGCTTGTTGTAGGAATTGTAAGTCACTAGCATAATCTCTAAGGTTGAAACTATCAGGATAAATAATTTCACCATCAAATGTTTGGTTCTGCCATTCAGCAAATAGTTTCCAGATTTGTTCTTCAGCATTTTGTAAGTAATCAGCTTTCTCTGATAATCTAGCGTTCAATAATTGAAACTCTGTTTGTAAAGCGATACCAGATTGTATTCTATCTTGGGTTGCTCTGACTGCACCCATATGTGTAATTCTATTAATAGCTTCTACCTTCATGTTAATATTATTCATGATGCCATCTAATGACTGGGAACTAGGTTGGATAAGATAAGGTTTTAAATTAGGCTCTAAATCTTCTGGCATTTCAATAATAGAACCTGCACCTGCACTAGCCTCTACATTAGGTGTCTTAACTAAACTTGGGTGGTTAGATAATCTTACTAATTGCTCAATCTCGGAGTAATCATTATAGATAGCTTTTTGTAATTCAGCTACGTCATTAAGGTCAGACATGCCAAT